GTCGGCCGCCTGAGCTCCGATTCAATTTCATGGTACGCCTCTAAAGCCGCCTCACGGCGGAACTGAGAGCATTCCACGTCCAAACGCTTACCTAAGCAAAAGATTTGCCTAAGGAAAGCAATGGCAGTTGGATCGGGCTCCTGCTTTAAGCAAGAGTCAGCATTAAACACCCGCAACCATAGTCCTGAGAATAATCTCGGCACATGGCACTTGCGTGAAACTCTCCTCGCGAGAGCGCCACCAAGTTGTAGGCGGCCATTCTCCAATCCACCAAGAAGTAGTGGATCGAGTGATGGTAAGTCAAGGGTGTATAGCCCTTGACCCCTGTTTAATGTCAATGAGGTGATGCGCAGAATATCTTTCTGAACACCACTACTCATCTCCGGGTATGCCAGAAGAACGTCTTGAAGAACGCCTTCTAGGACGTGAAGTAGCATATTAGCTTGGCTTTTCATAACTGCCCCTTAACTAAGGAGGTGGTTAATCCAAGTCAGCAATACACCACAGAACCCGAGCCCTTTAAGACTCGAAGTTCTGGAGTTTTCCGAGGGCAGCTCCCGAACTGGCGGAAAGCCAGGCAAGGAAGCCCAAGGCATCATTCTTGGGATCAGTAAGGGTATCACCCTTCTGATTCAAGAACGTCGCGAAGCAACGGCGAACCACAGAAGTGGTCGACGGAGCAACCGGAAACACTTCGTGAATGAACTCGACGTTGTGCTGGTCCATTTGGATACCAGGACGCTTCTTGTCATTCACGCGTGAATTCCGAATGAACAATTGGTACTGATCATCGGTCGACCGAAGATAGTATTCGGAAGAATACCCGTCTTGGTTGATCCGCGTCAGGACCTTGTCCACGGCGTTCACCGTAATGGTGATAGTATCGCTGAACATATGTTACTTCTTTCTGAGTCGCACTCGTGTCGGTTACCCGGCAAAATGCTGTTAGAGGTTAAGTATACCTCGTCGCAGCTAACGAGGCGACAATTCCCATCTGATTCGCGTTTAGAAACGGATTAGATGAGAGAGTAGGAGCAACGAACGACGTCTTGCGAGATTTGGTTTCACGTTTCGCTTCAAAGCTAGACATGGACCAGTCATCAGCGGACTTCCCGCCAAATGACGCTCGCGTGACTGTATGTCTCATGACAGCTACGTCATTGAGGACTAAGCCGACAATATTTCGGGAAGCTTGAAAATACTCCCCGACGTTGCCGAAATAGTCTACTAACCACGACCAAGGCATCAGCTCCCACGCGGTGGCACCATCAATGGTACCACCCGTAATGGCGCGTAGTGCCCGGCGCATTAGTACATACTCACGGTTAGACTGTGTGAGTGGAGCATAGCTCCCATCAGGCACCCATCTCGAGTGCACGCTTACAGTCTCGCCCGTCCACCAATTGACTGGTTCACGAATGAACAAGCCATCAGTTTGAAGATAAGTAAGTCTACTTTCTTCATTGGACGAGGCGTCAACCACGACCGTTCTCTTGATACCCCCTGCCCTTTCGGCACGAAGTAACTCATCCGCACGATCAGCAATTAATTTCTGAACGTTCGAAAGTGTTGTTACATCGTTAATGATTGGACGGACCCCGAACTGATAGCCAAGATTGGCACCGCCCACTCGGCCTAGCTCATTCTGGCCAGCTTGCCTGATAATATCAGGAATCTGGTGAATTTGCAAAAGCTCTGTAGGCATATCAACACTGGGTCTTGAGGGATTAGTACGAGCGGCACCGCGCGTTGCGGCTTCGACCGTACTCATGTTATCAAGTGGCAAAGGCTCGATCCCAAAGACGATACCCTGGATATAATCGCAAGTATAATTATTAAAATAACTTGAGAAAAATCCAGTGTACGGTTTCTCGATAACCCCCCCAGACACGTCAAATTTATTGACGGTAAAGGGAGCATTATCGCCCGGTCCAACTATATCCGAAATTTTACTGTAAGAATCAGTAAACTCCGTGGTATAGCTGTTCCCGAAACGACCATACGTCCCGCCAGGATGGCGGTGTATGATCTCTCTATAGCGATCAGGCATTTGTCGTTACTCCAAGTGGAGGACAGAAAGGGGGAGATGACGATAGGAGCAATCCTATCGGCTATTCCCTATCTGCGCTGTGGGGTCCTTTAGGG